TCCAGTTTCCCGGATTCTTACCGGCGCGGACGATCGTCCCGTTTCTGAGACTTGCCAGCGCCACTTTCGCGTTTATACACGATTGCGTCAGATCTTGCACTACTTTTAGCATCCTTCAATCGAGGATCGCTGTTTGGAGTAGTTGTACGGGATGTTGAACCTTGTTCTTGGGCCATCACTTCCCTTTCGGAGGAGCTTGCGGAGGAGCAGGAGGCTGCATAGCTGCTTTCTTTTCTTCCTTCTCCAGATCTTCTTTCAACAACTGTTTCATAGGTGGATCAACCAAGTCTATCAAACGTTTCTTGTCAATCACCTTGGCTTCAAACAACTTGAATGCCAGATCACGGCTGTCTTCCATAAAGATCGGGGAATTTGAGTGAGCATCCACCTTAACAACGTAATCGTTGGTGAACTGCTCAGGTATAAACACCATCCCGTTCTCATCGGTAAAGTGTGTATCGCTATATGCTTGCATGAGCTTGAGATACAAAGTAGCCAGCTTTTCTAGACTGTCCTCAATGATCAGTGCCCTTTTCTTTGCTCTGGAGGAGCCTAGCCTGGCAAGTTGGCTGGCATGGCCGGCAGAACGCACCCCAGTTTCTCCTCGACCCTGCAATACAGAGGAGATGCCGGAGGCTTCTGCAAACATTGCATCTATTTCTGCAATCTCTTTGAACAGATCGTCGGGCATCTTGGGGGCAAGCTCTTCAACTTTGCCACCAGGCGTGTCAGAAAGTATGAACGAGGATGGGGTGTTGAGGGCAAAAGCCTTCTCATCCGTAATGCCCATGAACCCGCTAAAGGCTTTGGGAGGGTTGACCTGCTTGGCAAGGAGCATGGCTATCTCGCCTACCCGCTTGGTACGCAGTTCTTGCAGGTAGATGAGCTTCTCAACCTCGCTTTGACCCCAGAAATAGTCGTACAACGGGTTGGGACAGATCTGGATAAAAGGGCATTCACCCTTGAGGAACATGGATTCCCCGCTGCGGTCGTAGATCACAACGTCAGGACTTGCCATCGTGACCACTTGGTAGTCGCTGATGTCATCATTCCACACCCACAGCTCTACCATTTCCACCACAGACTCGGCAACGATGGCCGTGTAGCGGCTCATGCTCTCCAGCGAGAGGTTCACATTGCCGGTGATGTTGGGTTGGGTCTGCGAGAAAGCCAACCTGTTCATAGCGTTGGGAGCTTCATCTACAGGCTTGGGAGCATCGAACACCCGGCGCAAGATGGACTCGCGCTTGGGATGAGAGTAGAGCCTGGTGTAGAGCTCACTCTTGGTCATGTAGTACTTGTGAGCTATGGCTTCCTGGCGGTCTGTGTAAGGCTTGTCCTCACGCAGAACACCGATAGTCCCTGGCTCAATCATGTACGGGTTGATGCCGCCGTTCTTGCCAACCACAACTTTGACAAAGGTGCTGTTGAAAACCAGCGACCAGTTGATAGCAGTGCTGAAGACCTGATCAGTGTTGCTGTTGAGCCACTCATCGTTGAGCGCACGGGTTAGGACTGGGATCTTGGAGTGCTGAAATTTGTCAACAGAGGCACCCATGTTGATGCTGAATCGTGTTGTCTCAGAAGAGTACAGGAACGAGTTCAGTTGATCTATGTGAGGAGCAATCTTGTTGTACAGCGCAGGAGGATCATCCGGGCTGGCCCCAAACAAGAAGAAGCATTTCAGCTTGTCGTACTGAGTCCGTCGACCATCCAAAGACACCAGACATTTCTGCATGAGATCAATGTAGAACTCTTCACGATCTGCTTCTGCCTGTGGGATTCTCATGTCTTAGCTCATTTCTGTATGGCAAGATTTTCGTGATCTCGGGTCACGGCAGTAGGTCGCAACTCGCTGATCCTACCCGTCTGCTTCGCCAATTCTAGTCCGTTGTTGCTCTCGCCGGAGATGGACGCAGTGTTGTAGTTGCTGATCTGGTTGGGGTTACCCCACTGCACAGCATAAGGATTCTGCGGCTGTTGAGGATGGCGAGCTGGCTGGGCTTCTCCCTCACGAACGGATTTAACGTCGCTCATGCCAAAGTCTTGGGCCAGACCACGCATAGTAGTGTCAGCATGTTTGGTGCTGTCTGAGCGGGTTCCTACGGGCTGCAAGAAGACTTTGACGATGCTTTCACCGTCGCAACCATGAGGGCACTTGGCATCCCATGCCTCAAAGTACCCGTGAGCCAAACACTTGTAATCGTGCAGCACTGCCATCTTCAATCCCCATTGAGGTCACGTTGACTGTAGTCATGCCGGTTGACCATCCCGACACGCAGCTTGATTTGTCCACCCGCCATCTTTAGACCAATGCTAGGCATAGAAACAGGCTGCGGCTCCTTCCGGTAGTCCACATACCTTGAGTTGTCCTTGCGCCTCATGATCTTTACCTGACCACTCTTCCAGGCATCGTAACCCTTGTTTACCCTGATCTGCACGGCTTCTGACATAGGAGTCTCATCAGATATGAAGACCTCCTTGAGAAGAGTCCTGCTTATACCACACAGCTCTGCAAACAAGTTGATAGAGATCCCCCGCTCTTGATCAGCAAGTAGCTTCTTGATCTGGCGGTGAAGTTCTACTTTGGTTAAAGGTTTATACATGTCAAGCTCTCATGCCTATTTTTTGAAGATAATTAGACACGTTCTTGCCTATGAACAGATCTTGCTCAGAGCTATCAGCATCTGCCTTCTGCTTCTCTCTGGTGATGTAGTTGGTGATCAACCTGGGCTGCACCTGCTCTGCCCACGCCACAACAGCCAGCGCGGAGGCAATTACCCGGTCATCCTTGTTCCTGCCAGGCGCACCCAGGAACCCATCTTCGCGCACGATGGTCTTCATCTCCTCAAGGCAATCCATGCTCAGGACGTTCATCATCCCACGCTCAAAGAAGTCTTTCATGTAGTTCATCATGCGTTCTTTGGTCTGGTGCGTAGTCATGAACCCTATGCTGTTGGACAACCCGCCCATCGTGTCTAGCTTGCGCCAGATGTAGTTTTGCATAGACCCCAGCACGTCCCGCAGATCCTTGCCCAGAGAGCCGCTGGTAGCGGTTGCCTGCCTACGCAAGTTCTTGAGTTCAGCAATGACGGCCTGGCCTGGCCCGTTCACTTCCAAATTCAGCGTTGAGTTCTTGTAGGCTCCAGCAATGTGGGCTATCACCCAGGCAAACTGATAGGTGTTGAGTTCTGAGGTTGCAAACTCTGCCACTTGATCTAGACCGTTGGCATAGCAGCGGTAGACCTGTATGCAGAACCTGTCAGCCCAGTCAGAGCTACCGTAAGCAGGGTCAGCACCAATAACGTAGTACCCATTGTCTACCGGCTCCTCCCAGATCCTCAGCGTGCCCAGCCTCTCCGTAGACTTGATGACCTGGGTGTCTTGGAAGTTCTGACCAAAAGCATAGCGGTAACAGTCAGGAATTATCTTCTTCGCAATCTTGGCTGCATCCGTACACCTGCTGTTGGAGAAGAAGCTCGTGCCAGTCATGACAAATGCGTAGTCCTCCGTAGGAGGGAACTCCTGGTACATCAGGCTCTCGTCCTTCATGCCCTCCGCTAGCTTCCACCTCCACCACGCCATCTGCCGGCTGTTGATCTCCACCCCGTAGAGCTTTTTGATCTCCTTCGTCCATTCCTTCTCCTCCCCCGTCAACTTCCCATCCCAGTACACCTTGTAGACATTGCTGTCAGGATCTGCTGAGTAGTACTCGTTCCTCCACCACCCGCAAAAGATAGCCCGCTGTGTCTTCGCAGTCTTCGCAGTCTTGTACATGTCGTGATACATGTTGAACCCCTGCGCCGTACTCTCAAACATGTACAACCGCTCAGGATTCTTCTCAGCCAAAGACGCGATGAGTGACGCTAGCCCCTCCTCACTGCCCCAGGATGCTGTCTCAGTACCGTGCAAGTAAGTAATAGCCTTGCCCTGCCCCAGTCGAGACTTGTTGCCAGCGATCTGATAGAAGATACGTGATCTGTTCTTGAGTACCATCTGGTTCCTATTGTGGGCAACCAGTGGAATCTTGAACTCTTTCGGCAAACCTTCCATGTATTGACCAAGAGTAGACCGGAACATATCCCTGTTCTCCTCCGTATCTGCCACCAGAGTTCCCTGCCAGCCAGGATGAGTGAACTGCCAGTAAAGATCCAGAGCCAAGGAGATGGTAGTAATACCCAACTGCCTGCCCTTGAGAATAACAAAGAAATGAATGTCATTAGCCAACCCCTTTGCAATTTCCTCCATCACATACGTCTGTGTCCCTAAAGGCTTGGACATGGGTATTAGCCCGTCCTCCTTACTCTCAATCTTCAACTGAGCACAGAATTTGTAAAACTGCTTGAGATCAAAGTTCATGTGAAGTAGTCCCTATCACTGATACACCGCATGTACACACGTACCCTCTCCCCCACACCCTTGCCATAGAACTTCTCCAACTTCTTCAGCCTCTTGCCTAACCACTTCTCAGCAAGAACCTTCCCCAACACTTCCCTGTTCCTGTAATAGCTGAACACCAACACCCTAGCCTCAGCCATCTCCAGCAGAACCCGGTCACTCAACTAAGCCGCCACACCCGCACAAGTTCACCATCGGCTTTGGAGGTGAAAGTCATCCCGTACTTCTTCCTGGCCCTCACGTTGGCATTCAACACGTTAGCCCTAGCACTCTTGGGAACCGTGAAGCTGTCACCCACCTTCATCTGCAAGTACGGGTAACGGTACACCACCCTGACTGGGGGTAAACCTACTCCACTCTCTACTTCTATCTCCTGCATTACCACTCCCCATCTATTGACAACACCGCATCCTAGCATGTGCGCCAAATACTAGATATTTTTTATGGGGTGGGCGAGATGTGGGGGTCACGCTCACACTGACCACGCGACCCACCCGGCGGGCCAGATCAGCTAGCCGGCTGCAGGCAACCTACCCTGCCCGTTTGCCCTGCCCGTCCAGGCGCGGCATGCAGGCGGCACAGCGCTGCTGCTGCTATTTATATAGAGCACGCTGACCCATTGCCCCATCGAAGCCATGCGGGGACCCTAGCAGTTTAGTTATGAGTGTGAACTAAATGAGAGACCCGCTGAGACCTTAGCCCTTAAACGCTGAACATCAGTCTAGACATCTAACCCATAAACAGTCTAGGTGTCTAGCTGCCTAGGTTGAACCTAGATTGTCTATAGACACTACGGGTGCTGTCAAGCACAACAGCACTCTAGCTTTACATTGCTTTACACAAGCTTTACAAAGCAGAAACAATTGCAGACGGTCTAGCACCGATACTTTCAGTACTGCAGCAAGACAGCGGCAGCAACAAACGAAGGGAAGTTCCCATGTCAGATATGAAACCAGAATGGTCAGCAATGCTTGTCGAGGCGGTGACGCAACCCGGCATCATTAGCACTTGCTACACCACATTTCACGGCTACAGCATAGGCAACCAAGCACTGGCCTACTCCCAGTGCGCAGCTCGCAGCATCCCTATCGGGCCCATTGCCACTTATAAGAAGTGGTCAGAGCTTGGTCGGCACGTGAGCAAAGGTCAGAAGGCGATCGCACTGACAATGCCCGTCACCATTAGCAAGAAAGATAATGCAGGCGAGAAGACGGGCGACGTTTTCCAGCTCTTCACACTGCGGAACAATTGGTTCGTGCTGAGTCAAACGGAAGGCGCGGACTACGTTAACGAAGTTCCGATGCCATCATGGGACAAGGCGAGGGCTTTGGAAGCGTTGGACATCATAGAAGTGGGCTTTGCCCTCGCAGATGGCAACTGTCAAGGGTATGCCACTGGTCGGAACATCGCAGTGAACCCGGTAGCATTATTGCCACACAAGACACGGTTTCACGAGCTGGCGCATGTAGTGCTAGGCCACACTTCCGAAGGGCAGTGCGCTGACAGTGAGACTACACCTAAAAACATCCGCGAAGTGGAAGCTGAAGCCGTGGCCTACATTCTATGCTCACTGCTCGATCTGCCTGGACTGGTTGAGTCTAGGGGCTATCTTCAGAGCTGGTTGCAAGGCGAGCAGATCAGCGACAAGTCAGCTCAGAAGATTTTTGGCGTAGCTGACAAAATCTTAAAAGCTGGTCAGTGATTGCAGCCGATAGCCTTCATCTTGAGGGCTACGGGCTGCGATTGCAGCTAACCATAAAGGATAAACATCATGACAAACCAAGACCATACCAACATTCTCAGCGCATATCTTCAGCGGATCACACTCGCTGATCTGAAGTTGCTGAATACCACGATCACGGCATCATGGTCAGCATCGCTGAATTACGGCATGAGCGAGCAAATCAAACGACAGAACGACGTCGATAACGCAATTGCTCACGTGATCGAGGGCATTCTGTGGCAAGACAAAGCACTCATAGATGCTGTGATTCTGCAGGCAACTGACAAGGTTTCGGCATAACCGACATGCAATTGATACCCTTAGCAATGAGGGTATCGGTGGCATGTTGCCAGATAGGGGATTATTATGTATGAAATTATATGGTCTGTTCGTAATGATTGTTATATCATCCGGAAAGTGATGTTTCATTCCACAATCGTTCCCGTGTTTATGGGTTTTCAGAGTGAGTGCATCGCGTATGCCAAGGCTCACGGTTTGAGCCTCACACCTACACTCTAAAGGGCTAACATGAAACCATCACACACTCAGACCCCTCGTACTCTCTCGGAATGCAGCTTTGAGACGGGTTATCCCGTCAAACGACCCGAACCCTACAATCGGCTGGCGACCGTGGCCTACGGGCTGCTGCTGATCTTCTGTCTCGCGGGCATAGGCGTGATGCTCGCCTGGAGGATCTGAGCATGACAGACACCAGCTCGCGCCTGGAAGACGATCTACAGCCCCTTCTCGCGGCCCTGGATGCCGGCCTGGCGATGCTGGCTGACCCTACTGCTACCCAGCTAGACGCAGAGCAGGTCAGTACCCTCTTTGAGTACGCTATCTCGCGCCTGAAGGGTGAAGTGCAGTGAACGCTTGACTCTATCTCGCGAATGTGCTAAAGTCCCTCTTGTCGTGGTTGCGCACGGCTGAGAGGGTTCAAGATTCGGTACTAGGGAAGGTCAGTGATGATCTTGCGCATCCCCTGGTACTGAACCTTGAACCCTTTTTGCTTTGTGCCACCTGACCGGGGCCATCACCCAGCCCTGAAGAACGTTGATGCGACGGACTTCGATAAACGTGGTGAACCGGCCCTGTATCTCCTGCCACAAGCTCGGGATAGTGCAAACCGGGATGAAGGGAGAAGCAGTGCGAACCCCTCATTAGCCTAGATAAACGAGAGCATCCATCCCAAAAGGATGAACCCAGCAGTGATGCTCGGGTGCTACGGATTGTGCGTTACACATGTGCTACCAACCTGGACAAACTGACCATGACTGTTGAGAAGATCTACTTGTTTGAAGGAGAGGTCATAGATGGCAAGACCATCATTGACACCATGCAAGCCCTCATAGACGTGCAGCAGAAGCTGATAGCAGAGCTGGAAGCCCTACGGAAAGGATTACCTGTTAGATATAGGGATGAAGAGATTATCAATTCAAGTCTCAACATCTTACTCGCGGACTTCCGTAGTTGCCTTACTAACAGATCTGACAACTGCCTCAAAAGCGCTTTTGATTGGGTTGAGAACCCTACTCTTAAAACGCTAATAGAGTTTGGAGAAAGTAATGTGAAAGCAATCAAAAACCTGGGACAGAAGAGCTTCAAAGAGATTACCGACGAACTACACGAACTAGGACTGTCATGGAAAAGCTAACATCACAAGAGATACAGTCTCTTATCCTGAAGCTGGTGATGGAGCACAAGCACGGGAAAGACAACTGGAACACCGCGCTGGTACGCGCAGTAGAGCGGCATCACGGCATAGGCGTGAAAGTTAAGGAAGCTAAGGGGGTTGAGGCATGAACAATAGCAGGATAGTCAACGAGCTTATTGAGAAGGCCAATGAATGGAGTTATGAAGAGTACAACTACAAAAAAAACGGGTACACGCGGGAGCAGTTGTACTCGCAAAAACTCGCCGAGTTGATTGTGTTGGAGTGCGCCCGAGTAGTAAAAGCAAGCAGCCCCCAAGGGATGATTGGGGTTAATGCAATTAGAATTCACTTTGGGATTGAGCCATGAACCCAATAATCAAAGCGCTAGCCGAGCAAGCTGGCATGAACATTAAAACGAACATAAGCGGCGTGCCGCTGGTCTTTGGCACGTTTGAGGGATACAAGACCTCGCATATTACTGTCGAGGAGTTAGAGAAGTTTGCTAATCTCATCGTGCTGAAGTGCGTCCAAATAGTTGAAAACGAAGCGGCTCAATACGCTGCCCCAGTTTGGGCGGTTGAGCTAATAAATGACATGCACGAACATTTTGGAGTAACAGAATGAACCCCTGGTCAATTGAGTTTGGATAGGGTGGTGAAATGACTGACGTTCTTATTGTGAATTATGGAGAAACCATAAAGTGAACAAGCCAGACGCTTACCGCATCCTTGACCTGGCACTGTCAGGGGCACCACTGCCGCAGGAGGTCATCCTCGCAGCCCTGTACGTCACAGGAGACGCTCCACTGCTGCCCTGGAAGGACTGGAGGGACGCTGAGGAGTTCGCAGCCGCACTGCTGGCAGACGTAGAAAAGCCCCCCAACCCGGCAAGGCTAGGGGGCAAAGGAGACTATCAATGACCAACATGCAAAAGACTAGTTTGCCCAACAATGGTAGCACAACAACACTAGAGAGGTACACCTAAAAAAGATCACTACATCATCAGATCACCGTAGTAGCATTGCATTTCCAACAACACAAGTGAGGTTCACATGTCTGAAGTTAGTAACAAGTTCTGTATCAACTGCGTCCACTATGTTCGGGATCAGATCACGTCCGACATGCATGTCGACAAGTGCAGTCACCCCAAAGTGGTGACGGTAAACATGGTCACCGGCAAGGCCAACCTCGGTGATGCGTTCACCCAGCGCCTGGACTATGCCGGTGCTTGCAAGCAGGGAGGATTCCTCTTCAGCCCTCTGCAGCCCGTGGACTACGACCCCGGCGAACCTTCCACAGTCTGGCCCGACGATCATCAGGAGGCACGCAATGTCTGATTTCTCACCCGCAGTACGTGACAGTGCTTGGTGGTCAGGCGACAGCCGCCTGGCAGCGCAGGGCAGGGCCAACGAGGCCATCCTCATCAAGCAGGGCAAGATGGATAGGCCAGACCTGTCCAACGTCGAGGCCGTCCAGATGGGCCATGTGATGGAGCCAGTCATAGGCAGACTGGCTCAGGAGCGGTTAGGCATTGAGCTGACCAAGATAGAAGAGGCAATGGCTCATCCAAAAGAGTCTTGGCTCAAAAGCCACTTTGACTTTGCAGGAGTGCAAGATGGGAAGAAGATCTTGGTCGAGGCTAAGAATTACCGCGCTGCTTCGTATCAGGATTTTGATGCTGAGTCTGGAATTGTTCCTGCTGCTGACTTGGCTCAATGCGTCCATGAAGCCACAGTCTTCGATTGCGAGACGGTGTATCTTGCCGTGCTTTTCGGGGGCAATGCGTTTGAGTGCATTCGCCTCGACATTTCGCCGCAGCAAAAGCTCGAACACATTAAGCAGATGGCAGTCTACTGGGGGCACGTTGTCACAAACACAGTCGGCCCAGCAGAAACCACCGCACAGGCCAGGTTGATCTACTCTGACAACGCTAGCGTGAAACAGGCCACTAGCTGGGCAGAACAAGCCTGCATAGACCTAGCCTACACAAAGGCCAGTATCAAGTCCCTGGAGGCTCAGGAAGAGGCTTTGTCAGTGCAGTTGCAGCGTTACCTACAGCAGTCCTCAACGCTGCTCTCTGTCGACGGCAAAGTGTTGGCAACGTGGAAGCAGGCCAAGTCCAGCAAGCGGTTCTCTGCTGGTCTCTTCGAGCAAGCCATGCCCGACATCTACAAGCAGTTCGTTGTCGATCAACCAGGCTCACGCCGCTTCCTAATTAAGTGAGGTTCACATGAGCAACATAGCATTGATACCGGTCAGCGACATCGAGAAGATGGCGACAGTGATGGCAAAGAGTGGCCTGTTTGGGATGAAGACTCCTGACCAAGCCTTCGCTCTCATGCTGCTGTGCCAGGGTGAAGGCATCCACCCAGCGATCGCTGTACGTGATTTCCACATTATTCAGGGCAGACCTACCCTCAAAGCAGACGCGATGATGGCAAGGTTTCAGCAAGCAGGGGGCAAGGTCGAGTGGAATGTCTACACAGATCAAGAGGTCACAGGCACGTTCTCACATCCGGCTGGTGGATCTCTGAAGCTGACATGGACGTTCGCCCAGGCCAAGTCGATAGGACTTACAGGCAAAGACAACTGGCGCAACTACCCTCGGGCAATGCTGAGAGCACGGTGCATCTCAGAAGGGATCAGAACCGTGTTTCCAGGCTGCGTAGTGGGTACGTACACACCTGAGGAGGTAGAAGACTTTACAGCCCCTCCTAAGCCCGTTGTTGAGATGGTGGAGGTTGTGGAGGACAAGCCCTTCCCTCTCTACATACCCGGCACTCGTGAGCCTTACAAGTCTTACGACACGCTCGATGACTGGCGGCTGGGGTTCAACGCTATGAAGACCCGCATCGCTGCTTCTACCAAGTTCAGTGATGAAGACAAAGCTCTGAAGATAGCGGATCTGGAGCGTGCAAACACTGATCTTCTAGACTCCGGTGAAGTCATTAGCTGAAATTCTTCCCGCCAACAGGGAAGCACTCCAACGCCTGGTAGCAAGACTGTCAGGCTCTTACAGGAAACACAAAGTGAGTACGAACAACGCACACAAAGAGATGCCTGGCAGTGGCGTAGCCTACTGGGAGGATGAGAAGAAGTCAGAGAAGGGGCCAGACTACAAAGGATTCGTAGTGCTGGAGATGGACTACAAGGCTGGGGAGAAGCTCAAGATGGCTTTCTGGCAGCGTAGTACAGCACGCGGCACCACCCTCCTTGCCATCAAGGAAGACAACTGGCTGAAGAGGAAGAAGCTGGAAGAGAACGCTCCTACTGAAGTGGAGCCAGCCTACCGCAGGGCTGTCCCTCCTAAGCGCCAGACTGATGATGATGACGTACCTTTTTGATCATGCTCAACCACTTCTGTCGAGGAGAGCTGAAGGCGGCAGTTCGTCCTAAAAGCAAGGAAGGATACTATCCTTCATCCTACAATCAACTACTGGCTTCTGTGACTGCCAAGCTCAAGAAGATCTACCCAGAGTACTTTCACTCTGACAAGGACTTGTCCAGGCTGAAAGACCGAGCGTTCTTTGATGAGCCGATAACTCCTATCCCCATGTCACGTTTCACTAGGAACAAACCATGAAGAAACTACTTGCTCTGGCATTGGTTATGAGCACTGCTCATGCACATGTCTTGTCAATCTGCGAGGGAGAGTTCGCTCTCTGCGCTGCATCAGGGTCTACACCTACCGGCAAGACAATCGTTGTCAACGGAGTCAGCTTCAAGGAAGGCAAGGCTGTATGCCCAGTCCTCACAGGCCAGTCAATAGCAAACCTTGAGCTTATGAATGGTTCCTGCTCTGCTCCCAAAAACAAGGTTTGGAGCCTCTTCAGCCCTCAGAAGTCCTACCCGCAGGCACCCACCTGGGAAGTACAGCCGGCAGTGGTGCGAACCTTTACCGTCACCGCAGCGCCAGGCGGCGGCATGTCAAACCAGTGGAGCTTCCTGTGCGACAAGAAAAAGCACATGGTCAACAACGGTACTGTGCAGCTAGCAGATTGCTACGGCCCTATCAACGAATCACCCTGGGATAACTCTGTTGTAGGTGTAGGCACCACCGCCTTCACACAGGCTCCTGTAGGGGCTCCTAACCCCGTTGGCGGAAACGTACCGTAATGGCTAAGGCTAGCCCTACCCAACGCTCTCTGGAGTACTTGCGGGATCAGGGCTACCTGTGCGCTATCGTTGAGCACTGGAACCCCTTTGCCCGCATACGTCAGGATCTGTGGGGCTGGGCTGACATCCTAGCAATACGAAAGGATGAGGTGCTAGCAGTGCAGGTCACCGCTAGTGCCGTCTCTGACCGCATCAAAAAGATAGAAGCCTCTCTTACGCTGGGAATCGTTAGAGAAGCTGGCATCCGCATAGAAGTACACGGTTGGCGTAAGAACTCAGCCGGGAAGTACGTTATGCGGATTGTGGATCTGTCCTAAGAAATAATCTTTGGATTTAGTTCTATCCGTAGTGCGCTGTTGCTACTCTCAAGCATCACTGCTTCTTTCGGCACAAGGCCCACAGCTTGCAAAACAGCAAAAGTGTGCGGGTTGCTCATGGCATTGCGGAGCTTGGCAGGGGACGGTCTACCATTGACAATGATTTCGGCTTGGATGTCTTTGCCAATGCTGACCGTAAATTCGTTTGCGGCATTGGCTTCAAACATCTGCTCGTCGGTGTAGCCAGGGATGCGCTCTGCAATCTCATACAACTCAGCCAAAAGACGCTTGAGAATTTCTATTTCTTGCCGGTTTAACTCAAACGCCTCTGTTTGAATAACTTGGTGAGACTCAGCCTCTAGCAGTTCAGCCTGTTTGTTCAAGATTACATGGGGCAAGGCGTCAATACGGATCAGGTGTTCGACCTCTGAGACTAGGGCTTGGTACTTGAGATCAGCCACTTTCTCCAGCGCAGCAGCACGTATTCGGCCTTCCAAAAAACCCTTGAGAGTCTTGATCTTCTCCCAAGGTGTTTCCCCAATGACTTGGTATCGGTAATTAAATTCTGAGTTTAATTTGACTGGCATATAATTTATGTGTAGGAATAACCAGCAGCGGCAAGACTGTCTCTTGCGGTGCCAACGCCTGTAGTATCAGTTGCAACTACACCAGTATTGGACACAAGATTGGTCATTGAAACATCAGCCCCAGTGTACCCATAGCCAAAGATTGCTTTATCCCCGCCATAGTTTGAAGCCGCCAGATCAGTTCTTGCTGTTCCTACTCCTGTTGTGTCTGTAGCAACAACTCCAGTATTAGACACAAGATTAGTTAGTGAAAAATAACCCGTAGTACTTCCATACCCAAAAATAGCTTTATCCGTGCCATAACTAGCCGCTGCCAGTTGTTGCCTAGCAGTACCAACGCCGGATACGTCATTAGAAACATTTCCTGTATTAGATACGGTGTTGGTCATTGACACACTACTTGTGGTTAAAACAGTAGCCCCATAGCCAAAAATAGCTTTATCAGTACCATAGCCAGCCGCTGCCAAATACAACCTTGCCGTACCATTGGTAGCAGCATCATTGCTAACAACCCCGGTGTTGGATACCAAATTGACCATTGAGTAAAATAAAACAGCGTAATTATTACCGCCAAAGCCAAAATACGCTTGATCACCACCAAAACCAGCAGCGGCAAGGCCAAGCCTAGCAGTTCCAACACCTGTAGTGTCCGTTGCCATAACGCCAGTGTTAGATACAAGATTGGTTAGGCTATAAAAAGTTCCTGCTCTAGAACCGTACCCAAAAATAGCTTTATCACCACCATAACTCGCAGCCGCCAGCGTTGATCGACCAGTACCAACCCCGGTTGTATCTGCGGCAACAACGCCGGTGCTAGACACAAGATTGGTCATTGATAAATTGCTGTACCCAAACCCAAATATAGCTCGTTGAACAGTTGATGCTAATGTTGTAATAGAATTACTTGCCGCGCTGGGTGCGCTTGTGCCAATTGCATTAGTAGCAGTAACGGTAAACGTATACGATGTACTAGCTGTAAGCCCGGTAACCGTAATGGTGCCGGAACCGGCTTGACTCAAAACACCTGTGATACCACCCGGACTGCTAGTGGCTGTGTAGCTGGTAATGACAGACCCGCCGTTGCTGGCAGGCTGAGTGAAAGCCACGGTGGCGGTTGTCGACCCCGTTGCTGTCGCCGTCCCAATTGTTGGCGCACCTGGGGCCGACGTTGAAGTAACAGGAAATCTGGAACCATGCCGGGAATGATTCCTGATCATGTTACAGACCCTCTCCAGGGATGATCTCGAACGCTCCAACAGCATCCGCTTTGAACCAGGCATTCGGCGGCAGACCACCAAACACCTCGACAGTGCTAGGCAACAGTCCTACCGTAAACGTGCTGGGTACTCCTGCCGTAGGGGCCGTGACGGTGATGGAGGGCGTCGTGGGGCCAGAGGGAGCAGCATAGGTAAAGTACTGGGAAGTGGTCAGCAAAGCCCGCACACGGTACGTTGTGTTGTTACCAGTTGACGTTACCTGCACGGCTGAAGTGCCAACCAAATACGCTGGCCCTGTTGGGGAGAAGGCGCTTGTGATCACTTCTTGATCTCCGTCGAGTTCATCCGCTTCGTACCACCAGTACTAATGAAGTGATCATTGGTCTGGTTGGACGGATGATCGTTGATAGACAGCGGCTTCTTCTCAAAGATAGGCCGGCCAGTCTCAGGCTTCAGCGTTGCCATGTTTTTAGCCCAGCGGTACTGCAACGTGCCTTCTACTGGAATCCTTGGGTCACCAGTACGAAAGGTTGCGTCTTCACTCCGAGCCATCGGCTTGTCTAGCTTGCACGTTTGAAACAGCTTTGTCACGGGTTCTCTCCTTAAAGAGTACAGGTAAAAACACACTGGCACTGAAGAAAGCAAAGACGCTAAACCTCACCCAGTTAGGATCATTCATTATCCATGTCGCTAAAGCAAAAGTCATCCCAAGCGTCACAATTGTCAACAACCTGTCTGTGATCACTCCCAGCGCCAACGACAGCAGAGCAGCTACCTTTTGTTCCATGCTTATCCCCTAGTGAAAAGCTGGAGTATATCCCTATCACTCGCTGTCATCCTCATCCAGCATGAAGCCACTTCCCCAGGCATCATCGCTCACCTTCAGCTTCAGAGCCTCTAGTTTCAAAGACCTGTCGATGATCTTCATCTTGTCGGTGAGGGTGGCTGTAGGGTCGTTCATCGTGTCTGTGAGCAGCTTTGCGATTGCTCGCTCTAGTGCTGGGTCGATGCCAGGCGCCTTCTTCTTGCTCATTCCATTACTTTCTCAGCAACCCGGCCAGGAACGTTTGCCACGTACCCTGTCGTTGCCCCGGTAAGCGCCCTGCGGATTGCAGAGTCAATTAGCTTTACCTTAGCGGGTGCGTTGATGGGAGTCAGGTAGATGTCGTTCAACTTGGCTTTCAAAGCATCAACAGCAGGCTTGTCCATCAACCCAAAACTGACAAGACGATCACCCAGCGCGTCCATCTTGACCCTTGCGCCCTTGAGACTTCCCTCTGCCGCCCTGGAAACAACTTGCCCAATCCCCTCTGCAAACTTTGCCCTTGCGCCTGGCGTTGAGTTGATCACGCTAGCCATAGCAGACCACTCTTCAGGCTTAGTACCAAGAACAATCTGCTCAAAGCGACTTTCATTTGTCGTGTTTGCCAACAGAGTATTCACCTTGTCGGCAGCAACCTTGCGGACATTTCCAGCCTCAGCGGTCAATGGAGCAGCCTCGCCTGCTGCGGCCTTTGCTTGAGCTTCTGCTGCTGTCTTAGCCTGTCCACGAAGCTCTCCTACCTGGGCTTCTATCTTGGGAGCAATAGCAGCGATCTGAGATTCCGCACCTTCTCTGACACCGGCTGTAGAAGGAGCGTATTGCGCTGTTCTGCGGGCTGCTTCAGCCTCAATAGCCTTGACCTTCCTTTCAGCTTCAGACTCAATAGCCCCAGCTTTCCTAACACCAGCAGCTTCAATTCTTCCAGCTTCTTTCACTGGCGCTGTTGGCAACTGTCCAACACGAACACCAAGAGCCTTGCTAAGAATGCTTGCCCGCTCTTCCTGGGTCTTTGCACTTGCCAGAGTTTTGCTGATGGTTTCTAGGGAATTACCTAGTCCTTTGAACTCAGGCAACGCCAACCAGTCACGATTGGACTCTAAGACTCTCTTGATATTGGCAGGAGATCCTTCTCCTATTTGGTCAGCAAGGTAACCTCTGGCTAGACGTTTAGCTTCATCTGGGCCAGCAACGCTCACCAACTGTTTGGCTGCGCTGGCGCTGGAAAAGGTCTGTCCACCAACTTGAGACAATCGTTGCAAATAGTTGCCAAGGTCAAAAGACTCTGGCTTGTCAGTGACAAACGTACCCAGCTTTGTACGGAATTCATTGAGAGGCTTAGAAGCATCTCTCCACGCATTCTTGAAAGCAGAGTAGTTCTTGCCTGAGAACTCATCAATGATCTTCTCAACGTGACCAGCTAGGCGTCCTGCCAACTGCTGGTCAATTGCATCTACACCTTCTGCTGGCAAGCCCCTGGCCCTATCTTTCAACCTTCTCAAAAGCGTGTCTAAACCATCAGCAGATGCTTTTACTTGCGTGACTACTGTTTCCCCTGCCTCGTTGACAGACTCTCTGCGAGGGTTAATCTGCGAAACAACATCATCAATTTGCTTGGCGCTCTTAGGGTCAGTGACTTTGAGCATCCCGGTAGTTGGGTCTGTCTTTTCGCTTCTGACGGCTTTCAGAGCATCTTCATAAGCCTTGGTGTTTCTGTACGTAAGCCCTTGAGTTTCTTGAGCTTTTACGGTGTTCAACCAGGCATCTTTGAGAGGTTTGGTTACGGCATCTCTTGTTGTTTTAATCTTGTCAAGAGCAGTGTCAAACTGGGTTCGTACTTGCGTACCAAGCTCGGTAGGCAGGATGCGTTCACCAATACCTTGTTCCTGACCAGCGCGGAATTGTTCTGAGCCTTTAGAGAAGCGGCGAAGCCTGTCTTGCTGTTTTTCAAGGCGGCTTGTTTCTTCTGCAATCTTTCTTGCAGAGTCTTTCATCACCGTATCTGCTTCCCTCTGGGCGTTGGCAATTACCGTTTGAGCATCCAACTCAGCCATTGCTTTTTCAGTGCCGGTAGCTTTCTCCGCGTTCTTGCGGATGATGGCAGCACGTTTAGCCCCAGCTTGAACCCGTGTCATGGCTTCTGCTTGGGCATCATTGCGTAGCTTGTCAGAAGCGGTGTCCCACTGGCTCTTGAGGTTTGCAACCCTTTTTTCCATGTCAGCAGTCAACTTGCCACCGGCAGCTTCTGCTTCTTTGATGAGTTGGTTGGCCTGGGCTTCAAGACTGCCGGCTCGTTGTTCAGCGGCACCCGTTATGCGAGCACCTTCTTTCTTGAACAACTCAACAATGTCTTTCTCAGCAGTGCGAGACTTATCGCCGCCACCGCGCAAGTCTTTGATCTTCTCTTCCAGCAAACGCTTGCTCTCAGCACTGAGGTTTTGAACCTCGGCCTGGGCTATGCCTTTGCTTTCCAAGAATGAGCCAAGAGTCTGTGCTGCTTTCATTGCAGGAAAACGCAATCCAATTGCTGATGACAACGCTTTCCCGGCTCCAGTACCAAGTGCTTGAAACGGCAACGGAGATACTATAGATCCCAACAACCTGGCAGTCTCGGCTCTGACTCCTGGGCCAACTTCTTGCTCAACAGCTTGTCCTGCGGTTTCTCCACCTGCTCCACTGATAGCACCAACTGCACCACTAGCAAGCCTAGATCCTCTGAGAGCTTCACCGCCAGCAATCAATCCAGTACCAAGACCGGTCGCAGCTTTGCTAAGAAATCCGCCAACACCAGGCATCCCTTGTGCGGCTCGACCGGCAGCGCCAAGGCCAACACCGGCAGTCTCCATAAGCTCAGGAGCAAAGAACCCGGCTACACCACCAACACCAGCAGCTTCTCCAATGTCTTTGCCAGAGTACTCTTCACGCAGGTTAGAAGATTCAACTTTCTTTTCAGTTGGCTTTGGCTTATCAACACCCGCAGGGACTCCACCAAACCTGTCTGTAGCAACAGATTCTTTCACAGGCTCACCACCAAATCTATCAGCCATTTATATGCCTTTTAAGGTTTAATGTGGTGTGCTTGTGTTTTGTCTTGATCGTCTACATAGACTGATCCTGACGGCAAGGCATCAAACTCTGCTTGTGTTTTTATAACGGCAGCACTTCCAATGCCGTGTTTTGTAACAAATTCCGTAAACGACAACTTTCTATCTTCTTCTGGAACTTTTATCCCGCCTTTGCCTATTCCTTTTAGTGCGTTGTCCAAGTCTCTCTGCGTAAAAGGAATAGCTTTGCGTGCAAAGTTAAGATTCTTTTCTATCTCTTGTTTTTGCGATGGGTTGTAATTTGGGCTAGCCAACGCTATACGCGCAGCACTCTCAATGATCCTTCGCATTTCAGCTAGCTTGTCCAACGCCACCGCAGGAGACGCCCCAGCAGGAATTGCCACGCCTTTTTCAATGCTGTTTGTAAGACCAACAAGACCTGTTGCTGCTCCACCAGTTTCAAGAGATGCCAATGTTCGAGACACACCAGCCATTCGAGTCTGCATGAATTGGGTAGAATCATTTGTCATTGCTTGATTCAAAACACCAAGAGGTGCTGTAAACAAGCTATCGAATGTTTTCTGCCCATAAACAGGCATCTTGGTGGTAATTTGTAAATTACTCAAATTAGTCAGCGCATCTGCTGCTTGACCCATAGATTGAGTCATGCGTTCTACGGCACCAGCAGCAGCACCTCCAGCACCGCCAGTTTTGGGCACTGCACCAACTTTTATTGCACCTGAAAGATCAGCGGCAATTTCTCGTATGTCATCAGGATTTCTGTTGCTGATGGCATACGTCTTGTCTCCCTTTGTGACATACGTATATGTTGTCTTTTCATTTGCCATTTTTTCAGAATGAGCAAAAGCGCGTTGCTGGTGCGCGTGTGATTCTTTGAGGGCATCAACTTTGTCTTGAGCCTTCTGAGTAGCATCACCAACAACCTTGATAGCTTCACCAAGCTGTTGATACTTGTGCGATCTGGCAAGCTGGGCAATGATGCCAGTGTTGTCTATCGCTTGCAATTCTTTGATCTTCTGCTCTCCAGCTTCCTTGTTCTTGGACAGCAGATCCATAGCATCACGGTAGATCTTTTCTACCTTTTCGTTATGGCTTTTGATGACCTGTAGGTTCTCTTCAAAGACTTTTACCTCTTTGTCGTAGATAGCCTTCTGACCTTCCTTATAGCCTTTCATGGCTCCTGTCATGGCAGACAAGGCTTGCATACCAGCGTACTTGCCTTTGCCGCCAGAGCCAAAAGCAGCTACTGACAACAGGCTGAAGATAGACGCCAAGTCACGGGCACTCTCTTGAGTAGGAGCAAAAGGAGAAGCCTCCTGCATGTCCCGCTTGCGAGCTTCCATAACATTCTTGGAGTCCTCCACCATCTTCTCGGCAATCTTGGTGTTCTCCCTTTGCCAATTGACAGCGTTCTCAGCTTCTTTCTTTTTGGCAAGAGATTGCTCATCGCCAGCGCGTAGCCCCATCTGAAGAGACGTTTGACGCAGTTGTGCAGGATCTTTGCTAGACAGAATCTGTGTAGGATCTGCCGCCATCTCTTCAGCGGTCTGGCTGGGTACTGGCGGTGGCCCTATAGGCAACTTAGGAGCAACCACAGGTTTTGTGGTGCGTAGTGCTGATCCTAGTGTTGCAGCAGACTGTTGTTTTGCCGCAGCCGGTACAGGAGGAACAACAGGCTGTGGAGAGTCATCCCACTCCGTACCCGGTTTGACAGGCGTACCGAAATCAAATGCTTGTTCTTCAGCCATGACTTATCCTTTCGGTGCAACAGCAGGGCCACCAGCGGTGGTAGGCAACATGCTAGCAATCTGCGAGTAGAAGTCTTTCGTCAGCGTAGCGGCGTCCTTCGCCCCTGTGTAGCCAGCTTGGATAGCATCGGTGATATATCTGTCAGCAGTGCCCATCAACGCCACACCTCTAGAGATGTTGTCCTGAGCGTACTGCTGTGCCACCCTGGAAATAGCCTGCTCTGCCTGCATCTGGGCTGTCCCGCCGGTGACACCGGACTGGGCAAGCTGTTGTTGCACCGCAGCACGTTGTGCCTCTAGAGCTTGTTGCTGAGGAGCGGTAAGCTGTCCGGCCTGGCCCAGGTTCATAAGCTGCTGGCCTTGTTGCCGGTACGGATCTGCTAGTCTGCGGATCTCAGCTTCGTTGGCAGCAGCTTGCTGTGATACCTGTCCAGAAGCCTTCCTACCGGCAAGCGCAGAAGCTAGACCGCCACCAACCTTCAAGAACCCAAGAGGGCCAAGCTGTGTTGCTAGCTTAGATCCACCCTCAGCAAGCGTTTGTTGAAAAGACTTTGCTGGCGCTTCTGCTGCAATCTGCGTCCCCGGCTCCATGCCAGGTGCCGTAGGAGACATCTGCGAAAGGTCTATAGGCTGTGCTTGGGCAAACGATGGCGCAGCCGTCTGTGCCGGTGCAGTGGCGCGGGTCGCTGACGGGTAAGTACGTTCAGTTTGTTTGAACATATTTGCATAGTCTTGCCCACTGAAAGAAGGTTCAGGAAGAGCTACCGGTTCAGGAGGAAGATCTCTAGCAACAGGCTCAGTAGGTTCTGGAACAGCATAAGAAGTCGCTGGAAAGTCTTCGTCATCAGCAAACTCGATGATGCCAGTCTCAGGATTAGGCTCACCCCGTCCACCCTGACTCTTGAGCAGAGCTGCTTCTTTAGGGTTGATGTGCGCCAGGATAGAGTCTTTTCCTCGACCGGCAGCAGCGAGCTTCCTTGCCATCTCCGGCAACGTCATCTCAGCTTGCAACAGTTTTGCCAAAGTAGCCATCAGACACCCAACCCTTCTTTCAATGCAGTCGTACCTTCAGGAGTACCCCACGGGTATTTTCCACCTTTTTTACCCAACTTCCCACCCACGCTGTCCGGTGTAGTGGTGTCAAGCATTGCAATATCGGCACCAGTAGCCGCCGTAGATGGCGATGGAGATCCCGTCGTAACAGATGACGATACAGGAGAAGTGCCGGTAGGCCCGCTGGGTGTGGCGTTGCCTCTGATCAAGTTAGATACCTGCTGGTCAAAGCTCAGGGGCACGCTTGTATCAGTTGCTTGACCGTACAAATACCCGGCACCACCACCAGCCGCGCCAGCAAGTGCGCCTATCAACGGGTTCTGCCCTGACAAGCCAGTTTGTGTAGCCCCGGTAACAGCACCACCAAGCGCCCTAGAACCTAACGGATCGTCCACTTGACTGCTGGCATATTTTCCAAGGCTACCAGCGACACCGCTGATGGCACCTTTCTCCGCGCCTTTCAAAACACCTTCACCAATACTTTGACCGCTCAACAAGGCTTGTGTACCACCTCTGGCAGCACCGCCAGCCGTAGCCCCAGCAATCCTGCTTGGATCAAACACAGAGGTTCCTACCTGCGTCCCTCCCGGCATCCCGGCTTGGAATGCGGCCTGGGCATTAGGATCTGCAAATACGTTAGACACCTTGCCACCAACAAACGATCCAACACCGCTGACCAACGCACTTTTCAAAGCGTCTTCAGCAGAACCACCGGCAGCAAGTGTTCCAACGCCACTCAACGCAGCCGTTCCTACTGTAGCAGCAGACAGTCCAATTTCACCAGCAATGGCAGTAGCGCCAACAGTCTCAAGAATTGCGGCACCAGCAGCAGCGATCAGTTCTGGAGCAGCAAGTTCAGCAACGATAAGAAGTACTGGAAGAGCTGGCATGTCAAAACTCCAACACGTATTCGTAAACAGGCTTCATCTCACCACCCTGTTGTTTGACAGTCTGGTTGATCTTTACGGGCAAGCCTGTACTCTTTGCAACCTTCTGGAATGCAGGATTGTCGCTGTACGTTGTGATCTTTTTGACGCCAATCTTCTGCAAGTACGTAGCGCCTTTGATGTAGTTCTGGATAAGGTTCTCAGGAGTCTCTGCGCTGAAAGTGTGAACCTCAACTTCGCCAGGAGCTTTGACCATGACCAGAAACACACTGTTGCCAAACTGGATCAACTTGTTGCCAGGTTGCTGCAACAGTAGTCCCAACGAACCAATCAGTTTTTGAACTTGCGCCGGATCTTTGCTCTCACCCATCAAAGAGTTACGCACAATGTTCAACACTTTTCCAGAAATCTCATTTTTTTCTGGTGGGGGGGAGGTTGGCGGCATCGGCATCTAAATTCCTAAGACAGACAAAATCTGCTGGTGCAATGATAAGTGAGTGTTCACCCAGTCGTAAAAAGACGCTTCATCGTTCCAGTTTGTGTCCATAAGGTTGACCGGATTGCTCAAGTTTAGAGCTGATGCCATCGCCTGGTGCTCTACCTGATGAGCTAAAAGCCAGTCTTCTATGTCGTTTGGGTTGGCATCCATGAGAGGAAAACGTGGAATAACCGTGCCGTTGTCCATCAAAGTCTCTGCAAACGTCTTGTGTTGGACGCCGTTCTCAAAGATAAAGGCTTGAAGACTGTCTACGTCCCCATGCCTCACCATCGAGAGGGCATCCATGTTCATTTTGCAACCACCGGCAATGCCGCCAGCACGCCACCAAAACAAGTAGCTACAGCATCTAGAAACTCTACGCCATGAGGCCCGTGCATAGCATTGCCTGTTGCTCGCCAGTTGATAAACGCATCACTGACTTCTTTGAACACAGCAAAGAAGGCAACCACACATCCAGCCACGATGGCACTGTGCGTAAGCAGGAAACAAGCATCAAAGATCAAAGCGCCATAGAGGGCATGGTTGGCTTTGTCAGTGGGAAGTTGAGGAAGATTCATAATTTATGCAACAGTGGTAACCGCTGTCCAAGTGGTTGAACCAGTGGTGTTGACGTACATGCGGGTGCTGGTGCTGCTGCCATCCGAGCGCATGTAGAGCGAGCCTTGAGCAGCGGATAGCGTAGGCGCACCAGACCCGTAGAAGATGCCGAAGTTGGTAGCGCTGGAGAAGTTCAGACCTTGCGACGTAGATCCGCCGGCAGGAATCGCCGAGAGCTGGTTGACTTTGACGTTGGCGTAAACGTTGACAGAGCCATCGGGGTCTATCGTCATCCGGGTGGATGCGCTAGTAGAACCTGCCGGCGTTGTGCTGAAGCCAATCAACGTTGGCAAACTTGTTGCTGATGTAGCGCCCCAAGTTGCTGATGGGCCAATCTTGCCGTACACCAGTGCTGTGTTGCTGGGGGCAACCCCGTTGGATGCAAAAAACTGCACCTGGCCAAGCGTGTCATCGTTTGCAACCAAATTTACCGAAGTAGCAGTGGTGCCGCGAGTCTTGACCAGCAACAGATTGGCGCCATTGGCGTCGTTGGCAAACGCTCGTTGCACAACGTTGGCGGCGCCCGTGGCAGACGATCCGTAAACTTGCAGGCCTTGGACGCCTGCGCTGGTTGTAGCGCCAACCAGAATCTTGCTACTAGCGGTGACTGTCGCAAAAGTCCCCGTGCTTCCTGGGCCAGACGAACCGGCTCCAAACGCCGCCCAAGTTCCCGGCGAACCGCCCACTAGATTGACCCATCCAATCGGCCCATCCAAGACCGGGAACTGCGCCCAGACCTTATCTCCCTGAATCCATGTACCCGTGGTAGGTGCAGCGTCTCCAAAAAAGTCTCGCTGGGATGTGCCTCGACCAAGCACTGCGTAGGTAATTCCAGCGTAACTATTTTGCCACCCTGGAGTTGCTGTATTAGATTGACTAATATTGTTGAACAAAGATAGTAACGGGTAGACGTTGGGCGTGTCATTCCACAAAGCTATGCCAGCACTTGAAGCATTGGAAATGATGTTCTTGTCTACAGCGTAGTTACGCTTGTCACCAGATCCAACTTGAATGCCGTACAGCATTTTTGTTTGGGTAGACTCACCTGTTACGGTGTTGTACGAGATTACGCCGCCGCCATTGCTGTCCAACAAAATACCAGAGTTGCCACCGTTTGTTGATATGTTAGCAAGACCCAAATTGGTAAACGTGTTAGACCGGATTGAACAAGACGTCAATGGAGCATACACAGCGGCCCCGTTGTATTGAGTGTTGGATACGTTGTTGTTTGAGTAATCAACATTGGCAACGTACAAGCCATACAACCCTATACGCCCGCAAGTGTCTACAACGTTGCCTGACACTACTGCGTTTTTGACGTACCGTAAGCTAATGCCATCCTGTCCAATAGTGCGAACAGAGTTACCAGTGATGGTTACGTTGTTGCCGTACAGAGCTTTGGTGATGGTTCCACCGCTAGTCCAAGCACTCCAACCAACTGTACTTAACGCGCTGTTTGTGTAATTGGTAACGGTAAATGTGGTGGTCAGAGGGGTAGTAGCAACAACAAACGTGTCGTTCAACGTGTTGGCAACTGCACTTGCAGCGTTGACCATTCCCACCACACCGCTGATGCTTATGATGTCCCCCACCACAAGACCATGCGCTGCCACCGTAGTGAACACCGCAGGGTTGGCAACAGTTACACCAGATAGCGTGCCCATCGTTGCTGGCGCTGAGTTGTACACAAGAATGCCATCACCGCTGATCGTAGGCTCTGTGCCGGTGTTATAAATGACGTTGCCAATGATGGTCATGTCACTAGGCACTTGCGTCAAGACAAGATCGTTGTACCACTGCACTTTCATACCCATACCACAAGTGTTGTGGATAAGGTTGTTGCTGATCGTCAAGCGTTGAATGCCGGTGTCGCAGTAGATGCCATGCTCGACCACCGTGTTCTTGATAATGTTGGAGTCAACAACTACATCGGTAGATTGCTGCCCAACAATGATGCCTTCGCCAGTCTCTTGGATTGTGTTGCCCCGGATGGTGACGCCGTTGCCAAGAATCGTGACACCAGTACAGTTGCGGTTGCCAACAGAAGGAATACCAAGAACCGCAGCGCCAGGCCCGGTCACAAAATTGTCTATGAACTCGATGTTCGTACCCGCAATTGCCACCATCAACGGGGAATAGCAAAACCCAGTGAACGTGTTGTTTCGGACACACAAGTTGATGGCAGATGCGCCTCTTACACAAATGGCAAGAGACGATGATGAATTGGTAAACGGAGACTCTGCTTTGCCGACAAAGTTGCCGCCTGAGATCGTCACGCCCGTGGTGGTACGTACATCAAACATAGGAGTTTGAGTCGTTGTTTGCGTGACAGTAGCGCCGTTGAATATCAACGTGCTGCCGGTCTGGACAGTCAACGTACCGCTGATCTTGTAAGTGTCGCCAGCATCACCAAAGCTAACCAACTTAGAAGCAGTAAGAGCGGATTGAATAGCAACAGTGGAGTCAGCTACACCCGTCGGGTCTGCACCGTAATTCACTACATTTACTGCAACACTGTTTACCAGATACGAAAAGTTGCTGTCCAACTCAGCGAGAGGGATGATTCCGGTCTGACCTGCAAAAGTGTAAGGTATTGTCATTAGAAGCTCGCTCTCAGTTCTGTTTGATATTGAACGCCAGAAACAATGAAGTTAGGTGATGTACTGGTGATTGTAAGACCTATGTACTTACCCCACTGTTGGGCATCATAACGGTACAAATAGTAACCATTGATAACATTTGCCCAAGTCACAATAGCAAGGGCAGTGTTTGACCAAGACACAATGTTGCCTACATTATTGGCCCACTGAATTGTCTGGAGGTTGCTCAACGTTGTGGTCGGAGAGGATGCACTCTCGCTATCAACCGTCACATTGATATAGCTTCCTGCTACGCTGCCAAGGATGGCTTCTACGCCAAACTTCAATGCTTGCTTGTCGCGGATAATGTTGCCCATCCCCAACAGTGCAGGCTGAATCTTTGTGCTGATCGCCGCTGTTGAGTCTTGGTACATCTTCTGCAAGTCTGTGCCGGTCGTTGAATACAACGTAGCAGATCCCGTAGAAGGAACAGACGTTATGTACTTCAGACTGTTCTGCGAAGTGAAGAACCACTTCTTGTCAAAGAACACAGCTTGGATGACTCTAGCCCCTGCCACAGGATCGTTGTAGGTGAACGAGAAGGCAGCGCACAGGATGTTGTACAGCAGCACCTGGCCGGCACTGACAGGCTTGGTGAAGTCTATGTACTGAAACACCCCGTCAAGAGCGTCACTGAGCTTTGATGTTGTTGAACCAACCAAGGCATATATGCCGTAGCGGTTCATGAACACAATAGACCGGAAGTACGGCAACATCGCATACGGCAGATCTGAACCTACAGCCGCACTGATGTTGGTGTTGGTGTAGAGCGTAGCTCCTGTACTGGTGTTGATGCGGACATCAGAGATGACATTGATGCTGTTGATGCCAAACACGTACAAGAAGTTGTTGGCAGCGACGATCTGCGTGATGTTGCCTATCAGAGTCTCATCGTTGAAGATGATGTTGCCGGCAGACACGCTCGCAAAGTCGTTGTTTGTTCCAGCCGCCGTGTAGTACAGCGTCCTGCCGTTGGCAATCCACACCCGGCCTGAGAATGATGCTATGCACGATCCCGGCTGGCTGACCACCGTGGCAGCAATAGCCTGGCCTGTCCCGCTGCCGGTGATAGTCACCGCTGGCGCTGTCAAATAGTTGGTGCCAGGCGTGAGGCCCGTACCGTTGGCAGACACGCCAGTGATGACGTAGCCGTTGGAGGCAAGAGCAATTACCGCTTGTGTACCACCAGCAGAGGGAGCCGCTACAGCCGCTGTGACAGCCCCGGAGTAGCCTGCACCTGTCAAAGTGTACGTCAGGCCAAGAGGCGTTCCTGCGGTCGTTACGATGGCTGTACCACCCAACGTTGCTGACAACGTAAACGTGCTTGTACCGTTGGTTGCGGTGATGTAGTACGAGGCTGATGTTGTAGTTGCGGTATAGCCAGTGATTGACCCTGTGCCGCCAAACGTGCCTGAAATCGTTACAGCTTCATTTACCAGCAATGTCCCGGCAGTCAGCGGCGTTGCCAAAAGAAACGTGCCACCCACTCCTGTGATGGATACACCAGTCAAAATGCCGTAGGTAGCAGGCGAGTAGCCTAGCAAGTACAACTGGAAAGACAACGATCCTACGCTGACCAGCGTGGTGCCGTTCCACTGGAAGTAGCCTTTGACCGGATCAATGATAAGGATCAGGCTGTTGTACCACTGGGTGGCTTGCACTCCAGACGTAGAAAACGTACTTGCAGCAGCAACAGTAGTCCTGACATTGCTTGCCAGGTTGACGGCTTCGCAGCTACCGTCTGACTCAAAAGCAATGTAGTAGTTGACCGCCGAGATGTTGCCATAGACAGCATTGACAACTGGTTGTGTAAACGTAACAGAGCTAACAACAGTGGGCGCAGGAACAACCCTAAGATTACCGTGCCCGATAGGCATCACGTTTTCCAGCCAGGAGAACTCCTCCTCCTTAATGGCGGTACGGTTTGCCTTCGTGTTTACGCCAACAAAATCCTTGGTGACGTGGTAATCTTTTTTCTGCTCTTGGGTTGCCATCTGTTATGCACTTGACATGCCCTTGGATTGATCTTCAACCGCATTCACCCTTGCCGTCCACCCACGCCCAAAATGATTGAACGTTGGCAAGACTGACAAAAACTCTATGCGCTTGTTGTTAAAGTCTTCTATCACATTCAGCCTGTTGGCGCTGTTGACAGCAGCAAGGGTCTTGTCCCCCATCATGCCATCAGCTTGAACACCAACAATGCTTTGCAAGATCTTGATGCTGCGGTAAGCGCCGGAGTTCACCGCACAGTCAAAAACACAGTAGTCAATGCCAGTCGGTAGCAAGTCACCTTTGACCGCATCCCAAAACAATTCCTTGTAGAACGGCACAACGTTGCTGAGAGTGAGGTTCTTCATGTCTTCTTCCGACACTTCACTCTTCGAGAAGTACTCCCACATCTTCTTGGTCACACCCATGTTCGTACAGCCACCTGGGTCTTTGGGATCATGCACGTAACCGCCTTCACTCTCAAGCAACAACGTCATGCAGCGTTGAAAGTTCTCAATCATCATCGGCACCCCCAACGTTTTCTTGCCGCCAGGCCTCGTTCACCGTGCCATGACTTGCTTCTTGCACAGAACGATTTGTGGCGTGGGCCTGACTTTTGCGGTGCCTTCAAGTTGGAACCAGTAGCACGGTTGTACTTGGATCTTCCTTTTGCCGTCAGTCCACCACCCGCCCTGACTGACAGCTTTTCCCCGCGACTGACTGAAAGGTTAGGTTTTTCCCTTGACATGACTACGACACTCGTTTCATTCTTTCTGAGACATGCAAACCACCCAGGCCAAGCATCCCAAACGTCAAAGTTGCCAGAGCGCTAATGTCTAGGGAAGGAAGAACAACAGGATGATTGGCAATAGCAGCGCAAGCAACAATCAACGGCTGTAGCACAAAGTTGTAGGCATAGGAAAAGCTGCACACCCAGCCAAGACCACCGCGCCAGTGTTGAAGACGATCTGACGAAGCAGCTTCTACTTTATTGATGTCTGTCTGAGCCGTGAGAAGCGACAGACTGGCACTGAGCTTGGCTTGTTCTTCAGCGGTCTTATCCGGGAAGAACATCCCAATAATCTTCTGAGCCGCTGTTGCCGCTTCTCCAATGCCGGTGATGTCCATGTCACTTGTCCGCTTTGTGATCCAACTTGTCAAAGATCTTGCCCATCATTTCTTTAAGATCTCTGATGTCTTGCTTGTAGTCTTCTCGCAACACATACGATTTTGGCAAGTCAGCTCTAATAATTGCCAAATCTTCTTTCAAATCCTTGACCGCATTCCACAATTCTTTGGCAAACCAGCCTATGGCACCAGAGATGATCAACAGGGTTACATCAACAATGCTTTGGAATTCCATGTTTAACCGACCAAGTAAGGTGTGGTGATGCGACGTGTAAAGACTGAAGCCAGCACAGCTTTTACTTGCTTGATGTATTCTTGGTTGAAGATCTCAGACTCTCCATACGCCTGCTCCTTGTACTTGGCCTTGTGACAAGCGTAGTACGCAACAGGAGAAGTGTACGGGTCTGGGATGGTCTCTGTAGGAGACAGAGGAGTCAGCGGCGCAGGAAGCACCACCGTGTCTAGCTCGATGACGTAAGTCTGATCTGGAACAGGCCCAAGATAGATGCTAGTCTGTCCGTACATGGAGAATGCAATCGGACGGCCAATGTAGTTCTGGTAGTAGCGCAACCTGGCATTGAAGTCAGTCCACGGAAGGTATTGCAGTGCAATCCGCGTGTTGCCCCAGATGAGATTGAGTGTGAGTACGTCTAGCGTACTGACCCCGTTGGGCAAGGATGCCGTGGGGATGATCTCTTGGTTGGCTGCAACCGAAGAAGTCTGGTACGTACGTAGGCAACCGGTGTCACGAACTAGGCGAACCCTCGCCGCGTTGATGTAATCGGTTAGCTCTGAATCCGTGTAGAAGTTACCGTTGGCGTCATGGAGCATCCGACGGCATTCCGTGATGTAGTCAGAGAGTGCCATAACGTCCTCATAATTTTATGCAACTTGAACAAGACCAGCCTTGCGCTTATTAGGCACAAGGACTGGCTTTGAGTCAACCACGGGGGATAGGACGTGGACATTCGGCCTGGGCTGTTCAGATGAGAACGAGAAAGAATGGAGCCTAGCCAAAGCCTTTGAAAGGTCTTGGTTGCTTGCCATCCAGCCCAGGCGTCTGAGATACGGCTCTTTCTTGTCATCGCCGTACCCAAAAACATGATGACAGACAACTAGCGGAACATCTACTGACTGGCCCTTGGCAAACAAGTACCGCTTGCCGTCATAGCCGTCTTCCAGATCATGCTCGCTGTTGTTAGTGACCCACATATCAAGCCGTCAAGATGTCGCCGTAGATGTACAGATCAACCGTAGCTGCTGCACCTTGAGCTGTACCCACGTTGATGTACAAATAGGCTTGAGAGACTGCGTTTGTAGACGCAATCGTCAAATCTTGTACAACAGCGGTTGAAGCCAGTGCTGGGGTAACAGCAGTCACGATTGCCGTACCACCAGCGGACGCAGCCGTTTGCACTGTGAACCTGGCAGTCGTTGGGTTGATCGAACCGTTGGTCATCGCAATGGCTCGAACCCGAAACTTTGTTGGAGTATCGGTAAATGCAACAAACGTATCGCCTGTCGCATTCAAATTCAACGCAGGAACCACAGCCAGCAGAATGTACCCAAATTGACTTGGCAACTTGTTTGCAACTCTAGATGATGCCATGATGGCTCCTTAGACTGTTTGCAGGTACACAATGTCAGACACGCCACCAAATGTATTTGCAACTGTACCTGTCGTTGTGCCAAATGCTGCCGAGGTCGGGACAACGCCCGTGTATGCAGTAGCCACTTGGAACAAACCGTTGTCAGTCAATGTAGCCGCCCATGCCGTTGTAGCAGAGCAAGTTACAAAACCAACAGCAGGCCGAGGAACAAACACACCAGTGCTGATTGCTGGATTGGTCAAGACCGACGTACCAGCAGTGATGTTTGATGTTGCAACAAACGGTGCCGTAGCGGTGTTTGTATAACCAGTGCCACCAGTGGTAGCAGAGGTCAACATGCTCAGGCACATCACAGCAGTTGCTGCGGTGGTTGATGCAGGGCTGAACGAGATGGTAGGCACAGAAGTCATGCCAGCACCGTTGTTGTTCATCGTGATAGCGGTCACAGTACCAGAGCCAGCCAAGGTAGCGTTGACCGTCAACACAGCGCCAGTACCGGTAGTGTCACCGTTGCCGTTGACTACAGTGATAGTTGGTGCGGCTGTGTAACCAGCGCCTTGGTTGGTAACGGTCACTGCGTTAATTACACCACTAGAAATGGTGCAAGTTGCAGTAGCTTGTACGCCACCAGCAGGAGGAGAAGAAAGCAACAGAATAGGCGCTTTGATGTAGCCGCTACCAGCGGTAGTGATTGCCACTGTGGTGTTGATAGCACCACCAACAATCACGTTACCAGTTGCCAACACGCTACCGCCACCGGCTGTGAATGTGCAGGTAGGAGAAGCAGCAGTACCCAAGCCTGTACCAGAAGGATAAATGCCGTTGGTGTAGCCAGAGCCAGCAGTTGTAATAACAGTACCTACAACTGTACTGGTCATGTTGATCAAACGGACGTTAGATCCATCTGATGTCACTAGCACAGGAGCAGATTGTGCAGATGCTTCTACAAAACGCCAGATCTGTGAAACGCCATCCCATTGCTGGATAGTGGTGTAGGGGCCAACGTGAACAGAGTACTGACCACTTGGAATGGTGTACACCGCACCAGCGGGCAGATTGATTGGGATATTAGGCCAGTTAGTGCCACGTACACCAAAACCGATTTGATTGAACATTTAATTTTCTCCTTAGATGCTCAATGAATTGTAGCCAGTGATTTTGGTCATTGCTTTGGGCTTCGTAACAACAAGCTCTGCAATGGTCAAGACAGCACCGACGTAACCAACTTGGAAGTTGGACAAAGTGGACTCAAAGCCAGTGAAGGCAAAGGAACCCATCTCATGGATGTACAGCGACAGGTAGTTGCTGTTGAGCAAGTACACAGTGCCTTCCGGGCAATACGGATCAGGATAAATCGGCACACCGGCAACCATCAAAGCGCGGAAGCCAGACTGTGGGCCGTCAGCATCGCTGTCAAAACCAACACCCTTACCTGGGGTAATGACGTAGGACTCTTGACCAACAAAGTCTTGAGCCAGCAGCGTCCACGTACCAAAACCGCACACACCAAACGTTGGGACTTCAGCCGAATTCTTAACAGTGCCGCTGATGTATTGCAGCATGTTTTGACGGGTGGGATTCACCGCACCAGCAGCGTACAGCTTTGACTTCCACCAGGTGTTGGTAGTACGGTTGATGTTGCCGTAGGTCGCAAGCGTAGTGCCATCGTCAATCGCGCCAGGTAGGCCGATAAACTGCTGGGTGTTGGTGGTGTTGTTGTACAACGCCGTTGCCATCGAGTCCATCATGCTGTTCGTCGCGTCGTTCATACGAGCTTCGATCAACGGGATGATTGCGTAGTCTTGCTGGACTGCGCCTTCCATGCCCAGGAACGGAACCGGAGCGATCATCAACTTCAAGTTGAATTCCGCGTTGGTCACGCCAACCTGAACGCTTGGTTGCGCGAACGAGCCAGAGTAGTCAGACCACTGTGAAGTGATCATCTGCGAACCCTGAACCGGGGCCGTAACAGAGGACACACCGCCAGAGGCTTGTTGCGAGTTGCTCAGAAGAGCAGCAAGCAGTGGGGTTGAGTTGTACAGTTGCACAACCAACTTAGGAATGAACGCCCGTCGAGTGATGTACGAGAGTTCCGTGTACTGGCTACTGCCAGTGCTTGGGATAATACCGCCGCCAATAGCCATTAAAAGCTCCTAAAAATATCCCCTGGTATTACAAAGTCTTACAAGCCAATTGGCCGTGCAGGACGCCGGAATTCTGTCATAGCTTGCGCGGCTACTTCACGCGCTGCTTGCACTGGGTTCTTGCGGAACGCGGAGAGGTCAAATTGCCTCATCGGGTTCGGATTGTAGCCAGTAGGTGTTGGGACTGCCGCTTGCTTCATCCACTTGTGGTACTCAGCGGCTGTTTCATGATTGGTGATGCTTTTTTCAATCATGATCTTCTCAACTTCTTGGATCTCAGCACTGTCGCTAACAAATCCATTTTTGATGAGATCGCTGCGGCGGCGCTCCAACTTTTCAATAGCATCACGCTCATGCAGCTTTGCCTCTAGAGAGGCAACCCTGGCTTCAGAACGTTGCAGCATTGAGTTGGTTCGATCTTCAATGTCTAGCTCAGGCATAGACACATCAGGACGAACCTTCTTGGTCAAACGCAGAAAATCAGCCCTTGTTTCGGGCGACTCCGACAACTTTCGAGCCAACGATGCGAGTTCGTCGCGGGCTTCATATGAAACATCTTCGAGTGACATAGCTATCCCCTAGTTGCTTAGTAACGCTTGCCGCCACGCCGCCTTGGCGCAGACCGCTTGGGCTTATAAATGTTACGCATTAGATCACCTTCTTAGTGCCACCCGGCTTTTCCAGGCTCATCTTGTTGCGGTACATCTGGCTGTTGATAGCAGTGCCATCTTTGCCGCCACCGAATTGCGAGAAACGCGGCGGATTGAACATCTGACCGTTCTGCATGTTGTTGTCCGTGGGCTTACGAATCGGGGTCGAACCACGCGGCTTAAAAAGATCCATGATGTTTCCTTAGGTAGACAAGGGAGGTTGTTGCATACCCGGCACTGGAGCCTGGGAGATGCTACGTTGCTCAGGCGTTGCCCCACCGGCTTGCGGCAGCGTCTGAATCATTTGCAAGATTTCAGCCGGCATGACTTCACGGCTCTTGGCCTCACGCTTGCCAAAAACCTTGTGCAGCGAACCCAGAGATTTCATGATCTGCTGGCCTTCTTCCGACTCGCTTCCAAGCGCAGGCAAAGATTGCTCTAGCAGATCCATAGCCATCTGGATGTTGATGTTCGCAGCCGCCTTGCTTCCCATTTTGGGTTCAGGCGTTGACATCGGTGAAGCCATCGGAGGAGTAGACGAGTCTGCACCTTCACCAGCTTGATCTGGCGGCGGCATGTCAGCGTTCTCTGGGGCTTGGCCCTTTTGAATCAGCCTCATCATTTCGTCCATCGGCATAGCTTGATCCTTAAATTAGTGACGGTTAGTTTTCATCCAGACCGTCAAATGATGGGTCGCATTGCTCGACGCTCAAGAACCAACGGGGTTGCCCCCGTCAATTACTTGCGCTTCGAACGCCGCGAACCCTTGCGAGATTTACGCATGATAGAAGTCCTTTAAGACATTCCGGCCACGCCAGAGGGGACGCAGCCATACCCATCCAGTTTCCCGGATTCTTACCGGCGCGGACGATCGTCCCGTTTCTGAGACTTGCCAGCGCCACTTTCGCGTTTATACACGATTGCGTCAGATCTTGCACTACTTTTAGCATCCTTCAATCGA